TTACACGCACAAGAATAGAGTCGTGTTTCCGTTTTACAGCCCCAACGGAGGCGCTAAAATAGAATTTTATCAATCTCGCGCTCTTTATAAGGTAGACGAGGATAGAGCTAAGTATTTATCTAAAGCCAATTCAGATAAAGGTATATTTAATATAGATAAGATTATACCTGATATTGAGTATATATTTTTACAGGAAGGCCCTATTGACGCCATGTTTTTACGCAATAGTGTAGCCTTGGCTGGTATTAACCCTACTGAAGGCCAGGTAGAGCGTCTGCAAACGTTGTTCCCTATGCACACTTTAGTATATGTACCTGATAATCAATGGGTGGATAGCACTTCTTACGATGTTACTAAGTCTCTTTTAGATAAAGGAGAAAAAGTTTTTCTATGGCCAGCTGGTCTCGAAAGGTTTAAAGATATTAACGATTTATGCGTGCACACCAAGCAAGATGAACTAGATTGGAATATAATAGTTAAGCATACGTATACAGGTATGAAAGGTTTAATTAAATTTTCACAAATCAAATGCAAACAAAATTAATCGCAATCACTCAGCCGTTTGTCCCTATGGTTCCTGAAGGTTTCAGGAACCCTCACCCCGGTAACGGCCATTTCAATATGACTCCGGAGCAATTTATAGTGTATATAGCCCGGGTAAGTAATCCGGCTAACCAGATGAACACCGAAACCGGTCATAAGCTTATTCGCTATCTTATTAAGCATAAGCATTGGAGCCCCTTTGAGCATGTAAGTTGTACTTTTGAGATTTGGACGTCTAGAGCTATTGCTGCACAAATTCTACGCCATAGATCATTTACGTTTCAGGAGTTTAGCCAGAGATATGCTACAGCCACAAGGCTTGAAGCGCCAGAGTGGAGAATGCAAGGAAAAACAAACAGACAGGTAGGAGATGATCCTGTTGTACTATCTCCTGAACTTCAAGAAATTGTTAAAGTCGCGCAGGAAACGTCATTAGCTGCGTATAATGCATTAATTGAAAAAGGTATTGCAAAAGAATGTGCAAGAATCATACTACCTCTGAATACCCAAACAAGAATCTATATGTCAGGTACTTTGCGTAGCTGGATTCACTATCTTGATCTTCGTTGCGCGGAGGGCACACAAAAAGAGCATAGAGAAATAGCTCTAGACATAAAAAAAGGCCTCGAAGGGTTATTTCCTGAGACCTTTAAAGCTATTAATGAATTAAACGTTAACGAGGGGTAGAAGCGTCTTTAACTTTCTTTTCAGAAGTAATTACGACTGATTTGAAGACCTCTGCTAAACCGCGGAGGTTTTCTGCTAATTTAGTAATACGTTTTTCTTCCCGACGAACAACTCCGCGAAACGGTATTGAGTTTTTAATTTCAAGTTGATTGATTTGAGAGTTAAGGCTTTCCGGTCCAGTACCGTTTACAAAGTCAGCCATTTCTTCTAATTTAGAAATCCAATTACGCGCCGCGTCAACCCCTGAGGAGTCCACTTTAAGCTGAGGATTGTCTGCTACATCAAAGTCTCTAGGGTTAGTGCCTTTGTCTAGCGAACGCTTATACGCTTCTTCATCAGACATTTCCCCACCTGAAGGAGCTGGCGCCGGTTCCGTTTCCTGATTCTCCTTCATAGCTTTTTTCTTTTTATCCGCCATTTTATTTTTTTCGCGAAGAGTTACGTCCTTATCCCCTACTTTAATTTTATCTCCTGGTTTTTTGCCAGCCGCTTTTGCGTCTTGTACGGCTTTGCTGAATGCATTGCCTTCTGCTTCTTCTTTCTTTAATCCTCGTTTCATACGACCACTTTCTTCCCATGAGCCACCACCTCCACCTCCACCACCACCGCCACCCCCGCCTCCGCCGCCACCACCACCGCCACCGCCGCCACCGCCTTCTTTCTTTAGACCTTTCTTTTTGCGAAGAGCCGCAAAATCTGCACCTGTAATTTTGCCTTTAGGAGCTGCTACATCGATATTTTTTTGTCCGCCATGAAGTTTTTCAGCTTCTTCGTTAAGGGATTTAAGAAATGTATTTGCAAACTTTGACATAATACTATTATTTATCAAAAACATTTGAATTTCTAAGGTTATATTTTATTATAAACATATGTCTAAAGCGCTCGTCATCCTTTCAGGTGGCATGGATAGTACTATTCTTTTACACCATGTTACAAAACGACTTGCATACAATGAAGTGTATGCTATTACATTTAATTACGGGCAACGGATTATCCGAGAAGTTGATTGTGCAAAAACACAAGCTCTAAACGTAGGCGTGACTGAACATAAACTCATCAATATGGATTTCTTTAGAGAGATATCCAAAATGTCCGCTCTTACTAATACTGATCTTAAGATTCCTAAGGCTCGAGAAGATATCGGTAACGCCCAGCCTTTGAGTTATGTACCTTTTAGAAATCTTTTGCTTTTAACAACCGCTGCGGGCTGGGCTGAAAGTATTGGAGCTAATGATTTATTTTACGGGGCTGTGCAAACGGATGACTTTTCTGGTTATTGGGACTGTACTTCTTTGTTCCTAAACAAAGTCAATGATGTATATAATCTTAACCGTAAAAATACAATTAAAGTAAATGCTCCATTCATGACGTGGTCTAAAGATCGAGTTGTAAAAGAAGGTATTGATTTGAATGTTAATTTTGCACATACCCATACTTGTTATGAAGGTAAAGAAGTAGCCTGCGGGGAATGCGTATCATGCGCAGCGCGTATTAAAGCTTTTATAGATAATAAAACTATAGACCCAATTAAATACGCAAAAGAAATACCGTGGAGTAAATTTGATTGTAAGCCATACTAAGTTATGTGCGGTATTGCAGGCTCAACTGATAAAGATAGAGCGTATAAACTCTATAAAGATAACCTTAATAGAGGCTTTTATAGCTCTGGTTCTATGTTACTAGATGATACAGGGGTGCAGGCCTATAAAAAAGTTTTAGGGGATTTTAAAACGCCGTTTAGTTCAAATAACTACACTAAAATATATTATCTTTACCATTCGCGAGGACCTACTGTAGAAACTAAAGGTTTTGAAGAAGACAATAATCACCCTTTTTTCTATAAAGACTGGGCTGTAGCTCATAACGGTATTATTAGTAATTTTGAAAAATTAACTAAACAACACTATCCTGAAGAAGATTTTGCAGGAAAAACAGATAGCTGCATTATTCCTCGTATGTTAGATGTGTTTGGTATAGAAAATGGTCCCGAAAAACTAGAAGGTACATTTGCGTTTTGGGCGTTTAATACACGTACTAAGAATCTCTATTTAGTTCGTAATTCATGTACGTTATTCGTAAACTGGATTACTGGAGACTTTTCTTCAACAGAGTTTGAAAATAGCGAGCCACTTGAAGAAAAAATGCTTTTTAATATAAAATATAATAATCTTTACACACGAGACGCAAAAATAAAATACATCAAGAGTTATAACTTTAATTCTCCCTACTTTATTTTATAAATATATGTATGGGTAATGAAGCAATTGATTATATTAATAGAGATATAGTTAACGTAAAAAGTGAACTCCAAACTATTAGCAAATTAGTACGGGACGGTAATGGTCAACCAAGTCTTATACAACAGGTTGCAACTCTTCATAATGAAATATCTCATTTAGATGTTAAACTTACTGCACAATTAAACGATTTAACCGAAAGCGTGGACAACATAAAAAAAACTAATTTAGAGAGCACAAATTTGTCTTGGCAGTTTAAAGCAGTAGTCGTAGCTGCTTTATTATCCAGTCTTACTTCTCTTGTTATACATTTTACATCTAATAAACACGATGAATTGTTACAACAAGTATTAGAAAAACTCGATCAGGTTAATGTGACTAACCCTGCACCGGTTAAAAAAAGTAAGTAGATTTAATAAAATTATATTTTAAAATACTCTTGAAATGAAGAGTATTAATTTTAATTTAGAAGAAGTCCAATTAATTATAGAGTCTTTGCTGTTTACTGCAGGCACCGACGTATGCTCAGAACATACTGATGCTCAAAGAATTAAAATGGTAAATTTAGCTGAAAGTCTTAATGTTAAATTCGATAAACCCAATTTGCATAATATCTATCTTTATAAAGACACACCTATTGTACCTGATAAGATTACCGCACTTCTTTGCGAAAAATTTTCTAATTTACCTCAAAGCGATATTATTACCGATTAATGAAAAAAACAGTTTTAGTGTTTTGTTCTCAAGTTTTGAACGAAAAAGAACTTAATGAGAGATACGGTAAATATCATATTTTAAAATCTCCGCGTTTGAAAGAAATAGAGTGCGTAAAGATATTTTCTAATACAAAACCTCTACCTAAAAAATATAATGAGTGGATAAAAGACGAAGACTATAATGTTGTATTTGTTCATGATGATGTTTTGATAAACGATGAGGGGTGGTTAGAAAAAATAAATAACAATTTAGAAAAATATGATGTAATCGGTCTAGCAGGCACTTCAAGTGCAAAAATTTCTGAGCCGTGTCTGTGGCACCTAATGAGCTCTAAAGAAGACCATAGAGGTAAAGTTAGTCATGTATCAGACGGAGGCAGCGGTACATTTGTTACCTATTTTGGTAAACACGGAAGAGTTCTTATACTTGATGGGCTATTTCTAGCTTTTAATTCTAAGCGAGTGTATCAAGCCGGGGCATTTTTCGATGAATCTAACCCTTGCGTAGCTCATTTTTACGATATAGATTTTAGCTTAACGTGTAACAGCAAAAAATTAAAATTAGGTACAGTAGACATAAACGTTGTACATAACTCTCACGGTCTTCGCTCTTTTACTGATGAATGGCTTTCAGGCCAAGTATGGTTTTTAGACAAAGTTAAGAATGGAAAATATTTAATTTAATAGTATAATATCACTATGATTATTAACGATCAAAAAATATACGACGGTTCTTTTATTCATAAGCGTTTTGCTTACAAGTATTTTAGAGACAAGACTCTACCTATTGGTAATATTGTTTCTTTTGTAGCTCCAGTAGAAGTTACTTTGAATCTTATTGACTTAGAGGATTCACTCGAAAAAGATTACATTTATAGCGAATCTATGGTAAATTTTTGCTGGGAGATCCCTAACCTAGATCCTTTTGGGGCTGTATGCTTTCAGCGACTGTTTAACACTTCTATTGCTAATATTCTTTATAAGCAAATCAATAAGACTATTGAGATGAAAGGAGACGATATCATGATCCATGCAGATCATAATCAAGGAGGTATTCATCAGACTAAAGGCAAAGCATCTGTGAGCATTACCTATTCTAAAGAAAATGTAGCTATCGGTCATACCGGTATTAACATTCTTGCAGGTAAAAAGGCCCCCGCCTTTGCATTTAGTACTAACCTCTCTCCCGAACAGACCGTAAAATTCCAAAATGAAGTAATGCATCAGTTTTATAGCATGGTAGATAATATTTTTATTGCTACCACTAAAGTTATCGTTTAATGTTTGATTTTTTAAATAAGATTTTATTTAAAACTAAGACTCCAGATACGGCTAATTTAGATGAAAACTCTGAATTTCAGCCGTATCTGGTGCAGCGATGGTGCAGTATGTACTCCCCTGAAGTAACTGTATTGCTTAACCAGACAAGCAATGTTCATTGGTCTACGTTACAGAGTAATTCTGAATGGTTTAATTATCTACATAGTGTTGTACCTAAAACTAGATTTAAACGTATTAATTACATAAAGAAGAAGAAAGATACTGAAAGTAAATCCGTACAAAAACAAACTATACAAAAAGTTGCTAACAATCTTGAAATTTCCAGTAGAGAGGTAAGTTTGTATATAGAACAATTTAATTTAAATTTACCAAATGAAAAAAAGTGAAATCGCTTTAGAAAAAGCAACAAAAGATATGAGTAAGTCTGATCGCGAAAAAGCGTTTCAGGCTTATGAAGACGTGGGTACTAATTTGACTAAAGGTATGGTGCGACTCGAGGACTATACCGGTAGTGATCTTAATCTTGCTAGTTGGCGCTTGACCGCTGTATTAGACGACATTTTAATGTGTCAATTTGCTGATACTAACGAAGATGGCACGCAAATTATGCGTGGCGGGATTTTTGTACCTATCAATGTTACTCAGCAAGCTTGGCGTGTTGCAAAAGTGCTTTTAGCAGGTCCTCGTGCTAAAGTTAAACCAGGCCAGCACGTTATTTTTCCGAGCACATTTGGTCTAAAGGCTAGCAACATAAATAATCTTAGACATATCGTCTTCTTAAACGAAGACCGTATTTTTGGTGTTGCTGAGCCTGAAGAAACTAAATGAGAGTATCCCAAACAGCTTTAACAGCTTTACTTAATAAAAACGCCGTAGAACTTAGATTTCTACGGCGTCGTCCTATTGCCGGCTCACCCCCTACCCGTAGAATGCTTGCAACTAATGATACTTTACTCTTAAATAGTACAGAAGGGAGAGTAGCATTAAATTTTAAACCTGCTTCAGGTAGACTTAAGTTTAATCCTCAACAAAAAGGATTAGTACTGACATGGGATATATTTATGCAAGATTACAGGCTAGTACCTTCAGAATCCGTAGAGGTGGTTAGTGTTATACCGACAACCCCTCCGGATGAGTTCTGGAAATACTTCAGTGAGGTATTAAGTAAGATGTCTGCAACTGATAAACAACAGTTTATGGACAAATAATATGTATGATAATTTAGATAAAGCTATTAAACCTTACTTTCTTAAAGATGTAATATTTTCTTTAAAAAACAAACCCTACAAAAAAGGTAAGCTTATCAATTATCGTTTGTCTGGCTGTTACATTGCTTTTATTGTTAACACTGAAAAAAAGAGAGAAACTTTTGAAGTGCCGTTTCCTTTTGCTCTAGAAGAAAAAAATAATCAAATTATTTTTGATTATCGGCTTGAAACTTTAGCTGAGCAAGATTTTGAATTACTGGTAAATTTAAAATCAACATCGAAAATTAAAAACAGCAAATTTTATAACGCAGTACTTGCAATTAATAAATTGAATTAATTGTAACCTACTCTATTATGTAAGGCTGATGAAACTTACTAAGCCTTTGATAGAGTATTTTCCTGCCGGCTTTACACCAAGGAGCCACCAGGTACAGGGCTTAGAAAAAATAGAAGCCGCTGTCAATAAAGGCGCAAAATTTATTATAGTTCAAGCACCGACTGGTTCAGGTAAGTCGTTTATTAGTAAGACGCTTTCAAATACTACTAATTGCTGTCATAAAGATTATGAGCAGCTAGTATTTAATTACCATGCTTATGACGAAGACTACGCTGGAGCTATAGCGAAGTTGCCGTCTCACGGGCTGTTTGCTCTTACTACCACTAAAGCATTGCAGAATCAGTATAAAGACTTATTTAATGAGTCTTCTATTTTTAAAGGTAAGAGTAATTACCAGTGTGAAGTCGATACTAGCTTTACTACAGAGCACGCTCCGTGTTTGATTGCTCCAGCGCAGAAAAAAGAATGCTGGGATCAACATTGCTGTCCGTACTATGAAGCGCGTAATAGCGCATTAATTGAAAACTTCACGGTACTAAATTACGCTTCATTTTTTAATCTACCTGACCATCTTAAAAAGCGACAAATAATTGTTGCAGACGAATGTTCAGAGCTAGAAGACGAAATAGTAAAATACTACTCAGCTGTTATTGATTACAAGCGATTAACTGTTAATGGAATTGAATATGATAAATTAACTAGTGAAACGCCTGCTAAAGCGCTTGGTTGGTTGACTGATCTTGCTGAGTCTGTAAAAGAAGTTATTGAAGCGCATAAAGGACGCGCTCGATATGAAAATAATAAAATAGAACTTATTAAACAGCAGTTTAGAAAGGACCTTTACGAGTCAATTATTAACATTATTGATCATTGGGATAAAACTCAGTATATAATTGAAAAAGACGTGGAAAAAGCTATCTTTACACCGCTTAAAATTGACACTCTTACACATTGTTTGTTTGATTACGCGGACGTTATTGTATTGATGAGCGCGACTATAGTAGATAAGAATATTTTTGCAAAAACATTAGGTATTAAAGATTTTGAGTATGTTGAGTTTGACTCTACTTTTGATCCTAAGAAGAGCCCTATTTATTGTCATAGCAAATACCCTCTTAATTACAAAACTCTAGATACTCACCTACCTAATGTAGTTGAAATTGCACACACTATCGCTGAAAGTCATAAAGGCGAGAAGGGTATTATACATACTCATTCTTTCAATATTACCCAAGCTGTGCAAAAGAGGCTTAAGGGTAAACGCTTTTTATACAGAGAAGAAGGTACTACTAACGAAACTATTATTAAAGAACACGGCATTCGTAAGGACGATACCGTTCTCGTAAGTCCTTCTCTTACTATGGGTCTAGATCTTAAAGGGGATTTAGGTAAATGGCAAGTTATTATAAAGATGCCGTATCCGTCTTTAGCAAGTAAGAGAATAAAAAAACTCTTCGAAGTAGATCCAAAATGGTATAAAATGAAAATGTTTATCTCTCTTATTCAAGCTTGTGGTCGGTGCACACGAAGTGCAGAGGATGAAAGTATAACCTATATATTAGATGGTGTTTCAGCTAAAACTATTATAGAAAATAGACATATTTTACCTAAACACTTCTTAGACCGTATAATGTAAGTAATAATGTGCAGAAGTATACATTTCACTGGGAAGTAAAGGATTTATTAACCCAATTTTTACAGGCCTTTGACGGGGCTATAGTAAAACGGTATGATAATGCACGCGTTGCTGGTAATAACGTCGCTGTTAGATACGTGTATGCCCCTAAGCAGAGAGTGTTGCATGATTTAGTTAACAAAGCGCAGCATATTACCTTACCGGCTATTTCTTTTTGGATTACAGCTATAAGTAGAGATAATAATAGAGTTTTTAATAAACTTGAAGGGCAATATTGGACTAATACTACTACTTCTGTTTATAATACTAGTTTTTCAGATAAAAACTTACAACCGGTCCCGGTTAACATAGAAGTTAGCGTTAGTATATTAACTAGATTTCAAACAGATATGGATCAAATTCTTAGTAATTTTGTTCCATATAGCGACCCTTATTTTATTATTTCGTGGACAAGAGATGGAATGCCGGGTCTAGAAATACGCTCAGAAGTTTTATGGAGTGGCAGTCTTGCAATGACTTACCCCATTGAACAGCAAAGCACTCAACCGACTCGAGTTATTTGCGACACAAGCTTCACAATTAAGGGGTGGCTATTTAAGTATGATGCAAACCCTGTAGGTAGAATATTTAAAATTGATACAAATTTTTACCCTGTTTCGGGTACACCTACCCCGCAAAATATAGATTATTTAGTCAATCCTGAATTAACTGAATCTTTTACTATTTCAGCTGTTCCTGTTGTAGCGTATAGCTCAACTTGGTTTGCGCCAAGATCTCTATCAGGTACAGTAGAGATATATGGAGATATGTACACCCATACTAATAATGTATATCTCAGCGGTAGTTCAGGTATGTTCGCAAACACAACCACTATTAATCCTTTTTCAGCTTCAACTAGTCTCTCAGCCTCGTACCCAGCCTTAACAGGGGTAGCAGCAGCGCTAGATTATTACGTGGTTAGTGATAATAAAATGACTATAACTTACCAAGCTCCAAGCGCAACAGGCTTTTTTGATATTATAGTTGTTAACGACGCTGGCTATACAAAATTATCAACTGGTTCATATAACCCCAATTTTACCACACAATACCCTTATGTGTCGGGTATACAAGTTGTTTAATTTATGCCTTTAGTAACTCAAGGATTAGTTAATCAATTAGACGCCCAGTATGTACAAAATTCAGGGCAGTTTGTTGATGGACAAAATATAGTGGGTGCGTTTTTACCAGACACTGTTGATTCAGCAGGGTGGTATGGTATTGACGGGTATGATTGTATTCTTAAATACGATGCTTTATATGATAAACCGGCTTTTCGGTTTAAAACTGGGGTTTTAACACCAAGAAATATTTTAAATTATCTTAATTATACAAATTTAACCGTATTAATTTGCGCACGCCGAGGTGGCCCGGCTTGGAACAATACATGGATGGGGCTGTATAGTTCATGGTATAATTATAACAGATGCGGAGCTACAATATTAGCTATAACTGATAATAATAATGATTTAAGCTTTACTAACTGGGGTACTTATGGCGGAACAGTAACTACTCAATCTACTAGCGCAATGGAGCTGGATAAGCCTTATGTTATAAGCTCTACTTTCACTTCAGCTAATTCAGGAGAGTTTTATACTAATTCAACTCTTACAGGGAATTTTTCTCTTACTAAAGACCAAGGTTATTTTGGAGTTGGTGGTTTATTACCTGCAAAAGGATCATTTGTCGGGGATATATTTGAAGTATTAGTGTATAACAGAATTTTAACAACACTTGAAATACAAGAATCTTCTCAGTACTTAATTAATAAATGGTTTTTTCCGTCTCCATCCCCTACCCCAACACCTACAGTAACACCTACTAATACTACAACACCGACTACCACTCCAACCCCTAGTACTACTACAACCTTAACCCCTACCCCATCGCCTACCTCTACCACAACCCCTACCCCTACCACTACTTAACAATAAACATAACATAAATTAAATTAGCAATTAAGAATTGGTAATATTAAAAATATAGTTTATAATAAGAACGTAATTGTAAATATTCTAAATGGCCGACGACGTAAAACCTAATTTTTTTACTAAAGCTTTTGATAGCTTTGTAAGTAAGCTTCCTTATACAAGTAATACACAGGTTATTACGGATATTAAAAGTCTTAACCCTAAATTTGAAACCTTCTATCAGGTAAGTTCTTCTGCTAAAGAAAAGCTTTATAACCAAGCAGTTTCAACATCTCACGACAAAAATAACGTTAACATACCTACTTTAGATGGTATTGTTATTAATAAATCCTATCATGATTTTCTTTACGCTTTAATTGATACCGATAAACCAAAAAGACTAGCGGATTATCGTATTATGGCTTCTTATGCAGAAATTAGTGCTGCTCTAGATGAAATTTGCGATGAAATGCTAGTAAAAGACGAAAGAGGTAAGTACGCTAATTTAAAAGTTGCAGATAGCAAAGATGAAATTATTGTAAAAGAATTACAGAAAAATTTTAGTCAGATTGTAGAAATGTTTAATCTCGAAAATAAGGGATTTGAATATTTTAGAGCTATATTGATAGATGCTGAGCTCTTTTTTGAGAATGTAATTAATGAGAAGAAAAAAGACGCAGGTGTTATTGGGGTAGTTCAAATTCCCACTGAGCACATTAACCCTATTTACGATAACGTACAAAACATGTTAATAAAGGGGTTTATGCTACGTAAACCTGTAATTGACACTTCTACAAATAATCGTTACACCGCTAAACAAGAACTTATACCTTTAGACCGCCATCAAGTAACTTATTTTCATTCTGGCACCTGGAATGAGCACAAAACTATTCGTCTTCCTTATATAGAAATAGCTCGTAGAGCATATAAGCAACTTTCTCTTATTGAAGATAGTATTGTTGTTTATCGTTTAGTAAGAGCGCCAGAGCGTTTAGTATTTAAAGTAGACGTAGGTAATATGCCTGCCCCTAAGGCAGAAGCTTATATTAAACGCTTAATGCAGTCCTACTGGTCTCGTAGAACATATGATTCTACACAAGGTAATTCTATTAATGTTTACGACCCGCAGAGCATGTTAGATAGTTATTGGTTTGCTAAACGCCCAGATGGCTCCGGCACCGATGTAACCACTTTAGCGGGAGGCCAAAATTTAGGTCAGCTAGATGATCTTAACTATTTTGTTAACAAACTCTATAAAGCATTAAGAGTACCTACAAGCCGTCTTAATCCTGAAACTAAATTTGCTGATGGTGCAGAAATTCTTAGAGAAGAACTTAAATTTGCTAAGCTTATTATTAGATTACAGCGTCAGTTTGCTTCAACTATCAAAGAAACCTTCATTACACATTTAAAGTTAAAAGGCCTTTGGGATCAATATAAACTTAGAGAGTCAGATGTTAGTATTACACTTAACCCTCCTTCTTATTTCCATGTAGCAAGAGAGGCTCAAATTGAAGAGCTTAAGTTTAAATCTTTCTCTGATTTAACTGGTACTGAAGCAGTATCTAAGACTTACGCATTGAAAAAGTTCATGGGCTGGACTGACGAAGAAGTTAAAGCTAATAGAGAGTGGCAGAAGAAAGATGCTGCATTTGTATTTGAACTTAATCAAATTACTAATGCTGGACCGAACTGGCGAGAGGGCTTAACTGCTGGTGGCGGAGCAGCTCCTGGTGGCGGTGGTGCACCTGCTATGCCGGGCGGCGGCGGGGGTATACCTTCATTCGGACCAGGCCCGTCTGGTGGCGCCCCGGGACCTGAAGCTGGTGCCCCTGAAGGAGGCGCTCCTGCAGGTGGTGCTGAAGCTGGTGCACCAGCAGCTGGCCCGCAAC